AACTTCTGCGTCACCATAAATGCGTGCGTCATTGTAAACTTCTGCATCACCGTAAACATGAGATTTGCCGCGAACAACAGCATCACCAAAAACATGTGCACTACCAGAAACCTTGGCATTACCGAAAACAACAGCACGCCTGTAAACTTGTGCATCAGAATAAACTGAAGCATTTCCACTAATACAGGCGCCATCAAATATCTTGGCATTATGCAAAATGATAGCACTTTCATACACCTTGGCATCATCATAGACCCAGCAATTGCCATCATGCGATAAGTTGCTTTCATTTTCAATAAAGCCACCAAGATCTCCTTTTTTGACATCATCAAAATCTCTTAATGCTTTAATTCGGTGAAGAGTTTTGCCATCAAACTTAATTGTTTCATCTGTTAGTTCGTATTTTTTTTCCATGATTTATTTCTCTTAATGCATGCTTTGTTTTTTAATCTCTTGAGACAACACACCAATTCCTTTTGCTGTGATTTTTGCGCAAGGAATGACTTTTTCTATTCCACTTGCGGTTTGAAGTGTGATGGTTGGACAATCCATAAGTTGCTTTTGGATTTTGTCTTGATAAGGAAGCAAATTTCCACCTGCTGCTCGTCTGTAAACCCAACCTTTTTGCTGTAAGAAGAGAATGAATTGCTTTGGTTGCATCTCGAGTATTTTAGCGGCTTCTGTAAGACCAAAGAGCCCATTATAACGCTGTAAATTTTCAAGAGCCATTGCTTTTGGTTTTAAATCTTCAATGATAGTATCTTTTTGATTTATTTGTCCTTGTAGGTAATTCAAAAAGCCAATCATCACTTGTGAACTTGAGTAATCGATTTGTGGTGTAACAACTTGTTTTACACGCCGCTCGCATTCAATGAAATATTGACGGGCTTCTTTACCTTTTTCATTACGCTCTAACATGGAAAGTTCTTTTGCCATGTCTAAGGTAAGGTGGTATTCCATGCTTGGACGCCCTCTTAAGGATTTCGCTAAAATTTTAGCGAAAATTATAAAATCTTGATTTTCTTGGAAATTATATTCTTTAATACGATTTTTAATCCAATCTCTAAAATTGGAATTAACTTCCAAAAATGCATGCAATTCACGAGCGTTGACCGTTTGAACGGTTTCGTGTTTGATTGTATTGTGCTGGATAGCAATAGGCTTTTCCATTACGAACCTCATATTGGTGGGATTGAAAGGGGCGCTTTTAAAAACGCACTATGTATGGTGAACAGTTGGGGATGACATCACATGGTTGCAAACGGTTCTGCTCTTCATAGGTACCAAACATCTCATCATTATATTTTTCTTCTGCGATATCGTCTAAAAGACTATGGTAAGCATCACTTTCATATACATAAGACTGCACTTTGCTGTCCTCATCGAGATCTTCGAAGTTTTCTTTTACATATGCTTCTGCAATTTCTTCAGAAATGTCTTCACAGTTCTTTTCAGAAAGATTGATGCGAAAGATTTGGATTACATCATCCGCTTCATTAACGATCCCTAAAACTTGGCTTTCATCAAGTGGACCTGACCGACCAATATGTTGATCATTATCGTAGACAACTAATAAAATCTCATCAGAATTAATAAGAATTGGCTTATCCATAATTTCCCCTCCCTAACGCCTCTTGGCAATTGTTTGTGTCAATGTAATTTAATCTACACCAGATCGGCTTTTGCTTCTTCGTGATATGTTGTTATAGAGGAATATACCGTAAAGGATTATTATAGTCAAGTCATTTTATGCTAAAATGGTTTTTTATAAATGAACTTTAATATTTATTACGAATCGGTTTGGGTATTGTAGCGTTCAGTGTAGAGGCATGATACTTCCTAGTATCCCGTAAAAAAATAAATCAGTTAGCTGTATTTGAAATTTATGTGCAGGAAAAATTGGGGCAGTGTGCAGACAGAGCCAATCGATGGGTAGATAACGCCGTAGTTTTTTTATAAAAACTGCGGACGAACAAAAAAACCCCGCTTCAGCGCGGCATACATAGGTTGTTAGAATATCTTATAAATATTTTTTTGCTGTTTCTCTTATTCTGTCTGCAAAATCATAAATATTATCTAGCGTTTCAATACCGACTTTTTCATCAATATCAGTATCGAAAAGGGCTAGTTGCTTACGTTTTCTGTTAAAGTGCAGTCGAACCAACGGCTTTCTGTTATTATTGTCAATTAAAATGGCGCAGTACGACTTTGCATCTCTGATAACAATACGGTCGGCAGAAATAACTTCACGCGCAATTGCCTTGACAATCATGAAGCCTTCAACTTCCTCTTCGGTCGTTATTATGACATGTTCATTACCAATAGATGTAGCAATATTATCTTGCTTGTCGGTTTCAGTTGTTGTTTGTAAAGCGCTAGAAAGCCGACTTTTTACCGCATCAGATATTACTTCGCGAAACGCATTTTTAGTAACACCTGTGAGCATTTCTAAGACATTAGCAGTCAGGCGCCCTTCATAAACATCCGCACAAGCAACACGAACAAAACCTTCGGACGGATTTTCTATTTCTTTTTGGATGTTTTGTTTTATTCCAGATACATATTTGAGCTGCTCGGCTGTCACCAATATATTTTCAATATTAAATGCTGAGCGTTCAAACTTTTTAAGCTCTGTAAGTACCACAGTATTGTATTCTATTACATCAAAAGTAAGGAATGGCCTATTATCGAGCTTGTTTGCAGCATCAAGATCTGTGTAAAAATGAAAAAATCGACCATTTGTCAAAATCGCGAATTTAGCATTCGTTACACTAAAGTATCGATATAATTGACTTAAATGCTTTGAACTCAATTCGCAAGATATCGGTTTGCACTCAAAAAGAATACGTATCTCACCGTCTATACGGATAGCATAGTCAACTTTTTCACCTTTTTTACCAACGGCATCAGCAGTAAACTCGGGAATGACTTCAAGTGGATCGAAAATATCATACCCAAGTGCGCGCAGAAAGGGTAAAACGACCGCTGTTTTGACCGCTTCTTCAGTTAACATAGTATCTGAATGATTTTTGACTTTATCAGCTATTATTTTTAAGCTCTCGTCTACTGTCCCCATTCCCGCTTCTCCTTTGTTTTCAGGGTTTTCTTAAAATCCAAAGAACTTTCCCAACTACACGAATCTCCTCTCCATCAGTTGCCCCATTTATTTTGATAGGTTCTTGATGATTGGGTTCAGTACTTTCAGGCCATAGTTCAAATCCACTAATAGTTTGACGTATACGTTTAGCTGTACGCTCAATCATTTGACCATTGAATCGGCTGCGTTCAACTATCACGAGATCGTTAGGTTCCACATTAATGCCGGCTTTTATTATGTCTACGCAAATAAGTTGATCACCATCACGAGCAATTTTGTTAAGGCAGTTGCCCTCGATTTTTAAAGCAAATTGAAAGTGAGCTGGGTATTTCGAGGTGCTGGGTACATATTCTATGTCATCAAATCCAAAATCCATATCTTCGACCGACATCCACGAGCTAGCAGCAACTTTTCCTATCACCGGTATCATTCCAATAGCATTAGATATGGGATGTATTTCCTCGTTTTCTGGGAAAAGAAGATTAAATGGCTTTACACCAAGATGTGGTGCTAACTTTTCCGCCCACTCTTTGGTTAATTTTCGCTCACCTTTTTCAAGCCGTTTTATTTGAGGTTGCGTGGTACCAGCTTTTTCAGCCAATTTCACCTGTGTGAGTCCCAAATCTTTCCTCAATTTTTTAATTATATGCATGCTCTAAACCTTACACCAAGACTGCTTATTTAACAAAGTCCATAAAGGTATTTTTTATTGACTAAAGCAGTCCTTTATGGTATTTATTTGAATTATGGAAAAATTGAAATCATATCTCACACGAAATAAACTATCTCAAGCCGAATTTGGGAAGCAAGTTGGCGTAGCACAGAGTACGATTAACAGGTATTTACGCGGCTTGCGGTTTCCTGAGCCTGAAATTGTCTTAAAGATTGAAAAGACAACCAATGGTATTGTTCGTCCCGTTGACTGGTATGTCGATTTATACCCAAGCCCCTCTCTTGAAGAGGTAGGCGTGCCACTGACTACAGCTGATAACAAACACCCACAGCATAATTCACACTCTTAAAGAAGAAAGATCATGAGAAACGGAATATTGAAGAAACTCTACACACGGATTTGTAGATTAATAGGTTGTAATACGAAAATTGAGAATGGAGATAGATTGGTGGAAGAATTTATACAAATACCGGATCGTGATTGTAGCGTAGAAGATCTTATAAAACGACATAGAACTCATACAAAAGTTCTTGCGAAACAAGAAGAATGGCATAAGTCACAATTTGATAATTGGATGAGATGGCATGAAGCAACTCTTGCAGAGCGAGATAAGTCAATTGAACAACAGCAAGTAGTACTTGAAAACCTATCCTCTTTAATTAAGCAAAAAAATGAAACGCTATACAGCCAAAGGCTAAAGTTAGCTTCACAGATGAAAGTTATTGATGAATTAAATAATAAAATCACTGAGTTAATCAACAAAAAAGAAGAACCGAGATTGATCGATTTTATTTTTGCAGGAGAAGTTTTTTAACTTGCGTCATTTGAGCCAAAAATGAGGATTGTTAATTAACAATGAATCATTGCGAGGTTCCTTTTTCAAAAACATTTTTGCAAGACAGACAATCACAACGCGCCCTGTCACAACAGCAGCATTTAGACTCTTAAAAAGAAAGATCAAAGATGATAGATGTCCCACAGATCACTATAAGTAAAGTCCAGTTGATCGACCTTGTTAATAAGATTGGACAGGAAGGCATATATTATGGTGTCCTTTCGCCTCAAGATGCATGTTTTGAGATAAGTATAGATCCCTCATCAACAGGTTGTTTTGTCTATATGCTGCATAGTATCTTTGTGCGTGATGATAGAAATTATTTTCCGTTATTTCCGTACGATGATTTTAATCAATGGTTTTCATCTGTGTTTACGCAAGCTTTTACAACTTGGTTTGATAATTATTTTTCTCAAGAGTTGTCATCTTTTTATCGCTTAAATGAGCTAATCTTATTTATAGCCTTAGTCAAAAATAGGCTTGATTTCTTAAGGGATAAACTCATCGAAAAAAGAGAAGAAGAAATCAAATTAATAAATGATGCGTGTAGTGTGCGTCTGAATTGAGTTAATCCACTTTTTTAAAGTCTATGAGGCTGGTTTGTGTTGTTACAGTCATTTTTGTTTCTGGTTGCAGTGGGGATGTATGGGTAATGATTAAAGTAACTTGGTCTTTTATATCTTCTTCACGTGCTGCTACAAAAATAAGGATTCTCGAAGGTTTGCCTTCTGAGGGAGCTACAGAAATATTAACATCGATTTCTGGTCCCGTTCGAAAATTCTTCGCTTTATCACAGAAGCCGCGTGATTTGTGTGACGTTGGCTTAGCATCAGGATTAACATATGGTGATTGCATTTGCTGCCATCTTGTTTCAGGTTTGTATATGATGCCATATCCAAGAATAAAGCGAGAACCATCTTTTAGCTTTATATTTAAAATATGGACGACAGTTTGTGCATTATTTTCTACCTTTAAGAAAAGAAGCGTCCACTTGTCCTTTGTTGGAAGATGCGGTCCAGTTGCATATATGGAAAGTGGCGGTCCTAAATCCTGTACTCTTTTGTTATCTAACAAAATTTTAATATGTTCCTCTGACCATTTGGCAAGATCTTTTGTCGATATCGCTTGCTCTTTAAGGGCTGTCGTCTGTTCTTGGCTTTCTGCAAATTGCTTGCTTATCCATTCCCTATCTTCTTCTCGTTTCTTTGCAGCTTTTTCTAAATCATCTTTGCGGATTTTGGTTGCTTCTTTACGGTCTTTATTTCTTAAAATAAGCGCTACAGAAAGCGACACAGCAAATGACACAAAACCTGTAAGAAATATCTTTATCCATTCTTGCATCTTTCCCCTCCCCACTTTTTTAGAATCGTTGGGAGGATACTTTTTCATAAACATTTTTTCAAGACAGGCAATCACAACACGCTCTGTCATAGCAAACATATAAATACGTAGAGCCTTAAGGGGGGATTATGATCACTAACGCACAAACCATTTTATGTCTTGATCTAGGGACCAAGACAGGCTGGGCGATATGCGGTGCGGATGGTCATATAACAAGCGATACAGAAGATTTTCAATCACGCCGTTTTGAAGGCGGTGGTATGCGTTATTTACGCTTTAAACGGTGGCTTATTGAACTAAAGAGGTCTGTTGATGAAATTGATGCGGTGTATTTTGAAGAGGTGCGCCGGCATATTGGTACGGATGCAGCGCATGTGTACGGTGGTTTATTAGGTCACTTAACGGCTTGGTGTGAACATCATCAGATACCATATGAAGGCATTCCTGTTGGCACCATTAAGAAGGCGACGACAGGAAAAGGCAACGCCTCAAAAGAAGAAATGATTAAGGCAGTGCGTACAAAAGGACACAATCCGAAAGACGACAACGAAGCAGATGCTTTAGCAATTTTATATTTAATGAAAGAAGGGGGTATATATGTCCAGTAAATTACCGTGGACGAGGCTTTTTGCAGATAGGTGGATTCTTGATCTTGCTTGTTTATCTCCCATTGAATGCAATGTTTATATAAAATTGCGTTTGCAAATGCTTTATACTGGAGAGCCGCTTTTAAATAACACAAAGGTCTGGGCTAATTACACTGGTTGTTCAGTAAAAATGTTTATGAAAGCGTTAGAAGTTTTAATAAACACAGGTCATATCGAACGTTTAGACGATGGGTGTTTATGGAGTTTAAAAGTTGAAGAAGAACTCAATAACTCTAATGAAAGCTTAGATAAGGTATCGAAGACATCTCGGTCAAAGAAGTTATCAGAGAGAGCAAAGAAAGCAGCGCAGGCAAGATGGGATAAACATACAAATGATGCTTGTGATGATGCTAAAGCCTCTGAAAATCCTGATAAAAACGATGCTAAAGCCATGCTTAACGATGCTAAAGTTATTAAGCATGATGCTAACAGTATGCTTAAGGATGCTAAGCATGATGCTTACGACATGCTTAATGATGCCTATATATATAACATAAACAATAACACTAACATTAACAGTTATAATAAAAAAACTAAAACTATCGTTTTAGCAAAAAAAGAAATTGGTTCTGAAAGTTTAGAAACAAACGAACAGGTTGACGAACCAACAGAGGTTGCTGCTGTTGAGACTACATCAGAGCAAATCGCAACGGGTGTAGACAACCAACCTCCCATTCACGAGCAAGAGAACGTTCCAGAAAAAGCAAAACGAGCGAAAGCTAATCGCGGTTGTCGATTGCCTGCGGATTTTGAACCCGATTACGATTTTGCCATTGCAGAGGGCTTGCCTCCGGAGCGCGTGAAAGTCGAGATTGCAAAATTCCGAGATTATTGGCGTTCAAAAGCCGGAGCAAATGCAACCAAAATCGATTGGCAAGCAACATGGCGTAACTGGGTAAGAAATTCAAAAAATTACAAACAAGGAGAAAATTATGGAAAAGCAAGCATTGAACAAACAGGACAACAGCGCGGGTGGAATTATCGAGTTGCACAGCACATGTCCGATATCAAAAATTCAGATAGTGTTTACAAATTTTTATTCGAGGATGGAGAAAGAACCACCATTCCTTTGGAAAACGGGTCAAAAGCCCTCGATTGTAGAAGTGGAGAGAGTTACTTCATTAGTCAATAATGCGTTGAAAAAACTTGAAAAAAAAGCGAGCGAAGAGGAAATCCAAACGACGTATCTTGTCCTTTCAAGTGGTCTCAAAAGCCAATTGGGATCAGATGCAAAGTCAACAGCTCTTGCGTATCTTTACGCTCTTGAAGGTGTGAGCAGCTGGGCATTGCAAACGGCAACAAAGAACGCTTTAAAAGGCAAAGCAGAGGGATTAAATGCAACCTTTATGCCCTCAACAGCAGATTTTTATCGTTATTGCGAAAAGCTTGAAAGCGATATTCGCTTGCAAGCTAATCGTCTTCTAAAGAACCTTGAAAAGCCTGAGAGAACGGAAAAAGCACAAGAGGCACCGTTAACATCAGTCTGCTTGGAAAAGCTTCAAAGAGGTCTTGAAGAAATTTTAAAGGACATTGAAGGAAAACAGCAAAATAGTGAAAAGTGCTGATGGTTTTACGATTAGATACGCATTTAAATCGATAAAATGGCACCGTAGAGAGTGATTTAAAGATTTTATGTAACTTAAAACATTAGGAATTAAACAGCTCTGTACGGTCAAATTTGAGACAAATAGACCAGTTGGTAAAATTATGGACTAAAAGCATGAGAATATTAAAAGATCTGTTCTTAAAAAACCATAAACAGCCAATGCAAAAAAAGTTTGTTGCAACAGCTGTTGGTTATGTCCCTTGGGGAGACGGAGCGGCCGAGTATTTTTACAACCTCTACGAATATCCTGATGGCACAAGAGAGTGTGAAAAGTTTGATGGTGGACAGTATTACGATACACCAAAAGGAGCAGATTTTAGTACCAAAGCGCAAGTGAAGGCGTGGGTTTATGGTGGTAATGTTCCTAAAAGCGTTCTCAATTACGAACCCCTCATAGATGAGATCAATAAAGGCGTAAAAAAACTATCAGAAGTTGCTTGATTTTAAAGAACATGACCTCTAGGTGTGAAGAAAAATGGACTAAGTATTTTTAAAGATGCCCTACTTGCTCTAAAGGTGAAATATGTGGGATTGGGCTGTTATGCCGAGCTTGCCACAAATCATGTTTTTGTTGCAATTTAAGCCAGAATTCCGCATCATTTAAACCCGCTTTTTCTAACCGTAAAGCTAAATTAATGCTAATCGCCGCATGGCAGTTTAAGACGCGGGATAAAGTTAAACGTGCAACGCCAAGACGATTTGCAGCTTCTGTTACTGTTAACCCTAATTCATCAAGCAATTCTTCTTTCAAAATGCCGCCAGGGTGTGGAGGATTGTACATCATAATAACACCTCAAAACTCAATGGTAATCTTGATAATCAACCAGTTCAACGTCTGTCCCAATGAAACGAAAAGTAACACGCCAATTTGCATTAACACGCATTGACCAGTAACCTTTTAAATCGCCTGTAAGCGCATGTAGACGATACGATTTAAGAGTAACTTGTTCAGGCGCGGATATTGTATCTAAAATTACTAAAATGTTTGCTAATTTTTTAGCATGCGCGGGTTGTATGCCTTTGCAGACTCCTCTTTCAAAGAATAATTTCAACCCTTTATGCTTAAAACTAACGATTGCCATATATACCCTCTTGATACTTGATACTATACACCATGCATTTATGTCAATCGATATTTATCAAAGAGCGCTTTAAGACATAATTTTATATGTTAAAAAACAATAATATCATTTTGAAATAATTGAAAAAATATGCAAATCATGCTAAGATTTTCTATGTATTAAAATACAAATTTAAGGTAAGAAAAAACATGCTAAATAAAGTGATGTTAATCGGACGCCTTGGTGCTGATCCCGAAAGCAAAACAATGACTTCTGGAGCTGAGGTGGTCAATTTTCGTATGGCAACTTCTGAGAGCTATACAGATAAAAATACCCATCAAAAAGTAGAGAAAACAGAATGGCATTCCATTGTGGTTTTTAATCCACATTTGGCAAAAATTGCACTTCAGTATCTCAACAAAGGTTCAAAAGTTTATGTAGAAGGCAAATTACAGACACGCAAATGGCAAGATAAAAATGGCGGTGAACATTATACAACAGAGATTGTCTTACCACAATTTAAAGGCGAATTATATTTGCTTGATAGCAAGAAAGAGCAATCTGCATCCTCTTCACCTATCACTGCTCAAAGTTATGCTGTTGCTTCAGGTGCTAAAGATTATAGCGCACTCATTAACAATGATAGCATACCATTCTGATTGAAAAAAATATGACAAAAAGAAAAAAACGTGCAAAACGTGGTCGTCCACGGATTAACGGATGTATCAGAGAACCAAATGGACGCATCTCACGAGCAAAAACACCGCATGAACGCATGGATAAATTGGCAATTGAAATGCGTGCTAAGCGCTTTGGTTTGACCATAGAAGAGGCTAAAAATCCGCTTTCCGGCACCTATATCGGGCGGCTTTATTTGCAAGGCGAACTCAATCAAGACCAATATGATGCTGCACAAAAATATCTTGAAGTGAGAAACAATTATCTATGTGCAAAAGCCTTGCCTAGTGCTATTTATGATGAAATGCCTAAAACTTCTGATAACGGAGCAAGAGAGAAATGGGTACAGATAGCAACAGAACATCTTGTAGCTGTAAAAGGTGTTGTTCAAGAAGCGCAGTGTTTACACCGTCAATATAACCTTCATGCCGCATTACAGTATCTTGTTATAGAAGATCAATCACTACCACATCTTGTGCTTTCATTGCGTATTGTTCTTAATGTGCTTTATAAGCATTTTACGCAAAACCGGTAGTTTTCAAGCGGCATCTTGGATATTAATGGCAACCTCTTTTCCAAGAGCAATGAGAGTGGACTCTAAAGTATCTAATTTGCTTGAGTGGTTTAAATCCAACAATCGGTCAATTTGTATTGGATGAAGTTTTAAAAGACGTACGAGATCAGCTTTGCGTAAGTTTTTTTCAATCATAGCGTTATGTATTGCAATTTTTAAAGTCACCAATGAAGATACTTCAACAAAAGGATAGGCAATATCACGATGTCCAAAGGGAATAGGTTCACGATCTTGAAAACGCTCCATAATAACTGTTAAAAGCGCGTTTTTAGCGTGTTCCAAAGCTTCTTTTTCGTCGTTACCGTAGGTAATAAATTCCTGAAAATCTTTGGAGACAACAAGAAGAGTATCATTGTCATCTTTGATAAATTTAATTGCATATTTCATTTACATCTCCATATTCAGGCTTATCTTAGGTCAAGATCTTTAAGAATCTTCTGGACTAATCCTGTTCCTAATTCTTTTCGCGTACCATGCATAGGTAAAACAGATTTTTTAGAACCACGCTTTACAAGCAAATGACCACCTTTCCCTGAGGTGAAAGTACAACCATGCTTTATAAGATATCTTTTCAATTCTTGGCTATTCATTATAATAATATAACATCTAAAATGTTTCAATGCAACATAAATGTTGTGCTAAAGAGAAATAAAGGACATCTTTTAAAAGACCACATTTTGATCAAAAAAATAAAAAACACAATATATTGATTTTTCTGTTGACAGTATGTGAAAAATCGTATTTAATGACACCACTGCATTAGTCTTATTGCGTCTAAAATTCAAAAATATCCCCTAAAATTCAGTAAAATGTGAACTTGAAACGTGGCTAGAAAGCCCTGTTTTCTGGGTAATTCCGGCTAATCTATTTTTCAAATAACAAAAATCATTAATGGACTAATTTATGACTCGAAAGGAGCAATGATGAAAGCTGTCATCACTAAACCAATGTGTGTGGTTGGAGACAATAAAAGCACTGTTCGCTTTGAACCATCAACATCCAATAATCCATTTGTTGAAGTTTCTAATCAGGTCTATGCACGTCTCAAGCGCGCCAATGCGGCAAAACCTTTTGTTGACGTTAAAACAACAGCAAAACCTGAAAAGGCAGTTGAACAGATTAAGCAGATAGAACAAGAAGTCGTACAAACATCATCTGAATCAGCAATAGAAGAAATTTCACTCGAACAGCCCAAAGCATCTAAAGTTTCTAAGTCATCAACACCTACCCCAAAAAAGGCTTAGAAGTTGAAGTTAATCATCCACCAAAAATGGTATCTTCAACAGGTGAAGGATACCTTCACCAATCTTCAAGCACCACGCCTTAATTGGGCTTTGCGTAATGCTGTAAACACCGCAGCAAAACAAGTCGAACGCTTTGCAGAAAAACAAATTGCCGATGTTACATCAGCCCAATCAAAGCGTGTCAAAAAAGGCGTTTATATTAAAGAAAAGGCTACAGCAAAGCTTCTCGAGACAGATATCATTGGTTCTGGAACACCTATACCTCTTAAATTTTTTCAAGCAAAAGAAACAAAACGCGGTGTAACTTACAAAATGTTTGGAAAAAAAGAAATCTTACCCCATGCTTTTATCAAAGGTGGGAGTTTTCCAAAGCGTGTTGAATTAAAAAAGCTGAATGGGAATGTTTTTCAAAGAGCAGACGGAGATCAATTCCCTATTGCAAAACAAGAAGGACCCTCAATTGCTGGAGTGATGTCCAAGCCAGAAATTGCAAGTGCTATTATAAAAAAAGCCAATAAGAGATTAATTGCCAATATACAGTACCAACTTGCTCGTCAAGAATATGCCGCCAATAAGAAAGCTAAATAATGTTCTTAAGCTATGTCAACACACTACTCACTTTAATTGTAATTTTTAAAGCAAATTATCACTTATGCTTTGGTTCTTTCCATAAAAAATACAATAAAATCAATGCAAAAGGTACTTCCCGGCGGGTTGGGTCTGTTGCGGGGCAGGACAGCGCAAACTATCGCTAGCGACAGAATTTTCAAATCGACTGTACATTGTACACTTAACTCATTGATAAATAACAATTTCAATATGTACACTGTACAGTATGCGATTATTTTTTAGAAAAAGATTACATTGCCGCTTGACAATATGGCGGCAATATGAATTTGAAGAGATAAATGATTTTATAAAAACACAAGATTTGCGGTCCTCAAAATTGGGGAGCGCAAAATCTGGAGCTGTTACAGCAATTAATCATCAAGTCTCGCTCTAGATAGCTTTCCCTGATTGAACGCAATGAAATAAAGACACCAAGGTCGTCACTATTTCATTGAGTGTGAAAAAAAATTAAGAAGCGAATTTGTTAATTATGATAATGACGTACGCTTTGATTTACCAAACCATTGGAAATGGCATGAATCCTACTGAAAAAGCTTTATATCTTTTAGTTCCTATCCATGTTCGTCTTAATCTATTCCTCCAGAGTAAACGAAGAAAACAGGAAATATAAAGCCTTAATTGAAGAAGCAAAGCAGTTTTTAACAAGATCTATAGTAAAAGCTGCTTAGTTTAAAACATGATCTTATCTTCTCCATTTTCAGCACAGAAAAGATGTTAATTTAAGTAATGAGATTAGAAAAAAATGTTTAAATTATTTATTACTATAATAATTGTTGTGTTTTCACAGCATGTCTTTGCCAATGACAATGATAATAATACAGTTTATCGAGCGGTTATGCAGTCTCCTAAAGAAGTAAAACGTGATGGCGGTTTCCTACCACGAGGGATGGATGGAACACGGCCTAATCAACCTCCACCAGATATAAGTTTATGGAATCATGTACATGGAACTGCAACAGGAATGTCACGCTATAATTCTGGCTATGTATCTACAACAAGATACTACCCTATTGCAGCTAATTGGGTATATGATTACCTTAATCATGATGGTTATATTTATCATATCAGAGTTACCCCTAATTTCATTGATGTTAATGCATCGTTAGGGAGATTTTCTCCATATGAACATGAGCGAGAAGTCGCTGCATTGGGTGTAATTCACTGGGAACAAATTATTGGGTGGCAAAGATCGAGCGGGGGAGTTGTTGGTCCATTTGTTCGGAATCCAGATTACAGAGAGCAATTATATGCGGGCCTTACATCAGGAGGAGCTCAACCGCAGCTAGCCGCTTTCCCTGTTGAACATCAAGCTTGGAATCTAGTGCCATGGGTTACATATGCTCACTGCCAGTTAAGATCATCCTGTTCCCCCATAAAATCAGCACAGATTTTTGGAACGGAGTGGTTTTGGAAATCTTATTACACTATACTTGCAACACCATTTATTTATCTTGATTAAAATAAGATTACAAACATATCTACTTATACCGTAAATTATATATTTTATAATAACACATAAATAAAAAGAATAATCTTATTATTCATATTGTAAAGCCTCGTTCTTTAGGGCGTAAATATAAAAATAAATACTATAAACCATTGGATGTAGGACTTGCTGCCCATAGAACCGCCTATAAAGTGGATTACATAAGCAATCAGCAGTAGGAACTCACCGAAAAAAGCCAATCTACTTATATATTAAAGATCCCAAAAATCTTTATCCTTTAGGGTAAGGATGATATTAAATTCTACTAATTTAAATTTTAAAGGAGAAAACAATTATGAAAATTAAAGAAAAAATACTTCTACCCTTGATAATGATAATATCAATGATAAAACCCTCCATCGCTGGACCTTATGTAGAAGAGGGTCATATAGATTTGGTTACAATGAATATGAGTACATATTACTGTACTTTACGAATTAATGGACAGTTAGGGAATTGGTACTGTAATAACATTGCTGGAAAAGCCATGTTTGATTTGGCTAAAATAGCTCACATTCTGAATAAGCCAGCAAAAGTAACATTTATGAGCGGTTTTGTTGAATCGAAAGATATATTAGACATTACTCTAGAATAACGTCAATATAAATTTTACGTGTACCGCTATCCCTGCAAATACTTTAGATATTATTTTCCTCTACGCTATAGTAAAAAAATGAGTTTACAGGTAGAAACTATTTTTTCACAAACATAGTTTTTACTGCTTGACAATATGGCAATAATGTATCTATTGTTGAATCAGGTGCCTAAGAAACACCTTAAACACATAGCGGATAGATTGCCGAAACAATCTTTTCACCGCCAATTAAAAACTTTGACTCGTTGTATGCTACAAGCATATAATGATATTGTCGGGTGTGGTTATGCTATACAATACCCTTTTGGGAAAGGCGTAACGACGGGCTATGTGCCGTGTTTCTTAGCACCCGGCATTCAGAGATGAAATTAGCAAAAATATCAAAAAATTATCAGAAGCTACTTGACAATGTAGCGACAATATGAATAATCGAATCAGGTGCCTCAAAAACACCTTAAACCATAAGCGGATTGGTTACCGAAATAATCAGTCTTCTATACATTAAAGACTTTGACTCATTATATGCTACATGCGTATAATAATATCTGTCGGGTGTGGTTACGCTATACAATACCCTTGCGGGGAAAGTGTAACGACGGACTTATGGCCGTGTTTTTGAGCACCCGGCACTCTTCTTAGAGTGTCAATCAAAAACATCTAACCATAAGGAATTCATTATGAATACTCTTATAGAAATTAGAGAACAGGTTATTGATCAGGAAACTGTTCAAACTGTTAACGCTCGTGATTTGCATGCGTTTTTAGAAGTAGGTAAAGATTTCTCTACTTGGATTAAATATCGCATCAACAAATATAATTTATTAGAAAATCAGGATTATTTAGTTTTCACCAATTTTGGGGAAAACCTCCAAGGCGGTCGTCCCTCTAAAGATTATCATCTAACTTTAAGTGTAGCAAAAGAACTCTCTATGCTTGAGAATAATAAGAAAGGTAGAGAAGCTCGTTTATACTTTATCAAATGTGAACGGCTTTTAAAACAAGTAGCAACCCCACAGATAGCAACACCACAAGTTGACTACTCCAAGCCCGAAGCATTACTTGGTGTTTTGAATCACTTACAAAATCAAATCGAACAGAAAGATCATGTTATTGCAGAATTAGTACCAAAAGCAAAAGCTTTGGATGGTTTAAAGCGCTCTGATGGTTTGTTTGGCTTAATTGAAGCAGCAAAGATGTTAGAGGTAAGACCTAAGGATTTAACCAATTACTTGCGTAAACATGATTGGGTCTATCGACGTGCTCCAGGAGCGCCTCTGTTACCTTATCAGGATAAGATAAAGAAAGGATTCATGGATTGCCCTGCGATTACCATTCAAAGACCGGATGGAACAGAAAAGGTGCTGCCTTCAACAAAAATTACACCAAAAGGATTGGCATGTTTAAGAGAACAAATCCATGGAGGTGTACAATGAAGGTAGATACCAATTTTTTATGCGATTTGTGGATGGCATTATCTCAATTTTCTAATCATCAAAGCGTTGGATATGGGGATTGTAATGCGCTGGTTCAGGTCATGGGCATGATAGAAAAAGTATTGATTTTAAAACTTCAAGATGAGTTGCCGAATGCACTCAAGATTCTAGCAATTCTTACAGATTTTGGATATTCAGAATTTCCTACAGTTATGGTGCCTTTATTGAAAGCTTACGAACCAAATTTGGAGTCTCCCATTAAAAAGGTTGCTTAACTTAAAAAACACAACTCCCCTTCCCGTTCTCAAAAATGGGGAGGTGGTTAAGAAGGCAATAAAATTAAGGTGCACTATACCAAGTTGATCGTCCACCACCATGACGTATCAAAAGACCTTTTTCAACTAATGATGTAAAGGTTACTTTAAGTGTATTAGGGCTTGCACCAACCTCACGCACCATATCGCGGGTTGTAACACGTCCGTGATTACGCACATAATCAAGAATATTAAGAGCCAATTCAGATAAGGAAAAAAGAGCATTTTTTTCACTCTCTATTTTTATTTCTAATTGGCGTTTTTGTTTTTGTAGAGCACGTAAAAAAAAGAGTATCCAAGGTTCCCAATTGGGTGTTTTAGTATAAATTGTTTTTTGAGTTTGATTCAGAGATAAGTAATAGCTTTCTTTATTATTCTCAATAATGCTTTCAAGTGATGAATATGGTACATAAACATAACCTTTTTGTAACAAAAGAAGGGTGGTTAAGATACGGCTTAAACGTCCATTTCCATCTTGAAAAGGATGAATAGCTAAAAATGTGACATTAAAAATACCAATCGTAAGTAAGGGGTGAAGATCCTTTAATTCATTGGTTTTATTGAACCAAGTAATAAGCTCTTGCATTCGGTATGGTGTATCAAATGGTGTAGCTGTTTCAAAAACAATGCCAACCATTTTCCCTTGAGAATTAAATGCTGCTACATCATTGCGTAAAGTCTTATATTCACCTCGATGTCGTTGATCTTTCTCACTATTATACAAAAGATCACGATGAAGTTGTTTAATATGATTTTCAGTAATAGAAATATCACTCCAAGATTGAAAGATTGTTTCCATAACCTTGGCATAGCCGATAACTTCTTGTTCATCACGACTCTTGAAGCGTTTAATTTCTAAGTTTACCAAAAGCTGTTCGATTTCGCGGTCTGTTAACTTACTCCCTTCAATGCGTGTAGAAGATCCAATACTTTCAACAGTAGCAATATGGCGAAGGGCGTTCAATCGCTCAGGTGCAAGAGTACCAAGGGCACGCCATGCGCCTTTGAACTCATCAATCTCAGTAATGAGAGACAACAATTCTTGTGTAATTTCGAGTGTATCTGTTTTCATACCGGAATATATACCCGATTATACCCGATTGTCAATCATTCGTAACACCGTAAACTCTTACTTCTTATAGCAGAGAAGTAAAGCTAGGAGAAATTATGAATAAGAAATCTCGAAAAGGTCTATCGCTTCGTGCGTTTGCAAAAAAGAACGGAGGTGGTTGGTTTAGCTACCGCTTACTTTTTTTAAAGCTTCACTCATACGTGTGCGCCAATCTTTTCCTTGTTTTTTAAAAGAAGCAATAACGTTTGGGTCAAGGCGTAGAGTAACCGCTTGTTTAGGAGATTCAACGGGTGGACGCCCGCGTTTACGGCGTTCTTCTGTTACATACTTAAAAAAGGAGGCTGGTAAAACGTCTTTAGCTGGCTTTAAGCGTGCAAGTTCTTCATCTGTTAGTGGTGGGGAATCCACAGCGTCCCAATCTTCTTTTGTGTAGCCACATCCTGTTTCAAAGGTTTTTTTGATAGTCATTGAAAACCTCTCTTTCTTTTTTATTCGCTTGACGAAAACTGATAATGGATATCGCTTCATTGCCAAGCTTTGCAAAAACAATAACTGTTGTGCCATCAGCAAAATGTCCAATAGCCTTCATGCGGTTTGAATGTGTTGCATCAATAAGAGCATGTTCCCAGTCAAAGTAAATAACATCAGCAAAATCAAGCTTATGTTTATCAATGTTTAAAGCTCTTTTTGGTTCATCCCACACTATCTTCATATATTTTATGTACACGAAAAATAAAACCTTGTCAATAATTAAAGTGTACAATAATTCGTATATACCATTCAAAATGGAGCAACTATGAATAAGAAAACGCGTAAGGGTCTATCGGTTCGTGCGTTTGCAAAAAAGATGGGTGTTTCACATAATGCGGTGGTTTCTCGGATAAAGACAGGTAAATTTGATGAGGCTCTTTTTGAAGATGGTTCTGTCAATGAAGCCCTTGCCACAAGCATCTGGAATGAGAATCCAACAAAGCGCCCTGCTTCACTTTTAGCGCCTGATGGAAAGGTGCGGACAAAGATCAAACAAACCTCCACAGATGGAGCCAATGAATACAAGATAAAACTGGAGCGGATGCAAGTTGCGCTAGCAAAAGAAAAGATTGCTCTGGAAAAGTTACGCGAAACAACTGTCGATCGTGAAGAAGTGAGAAAAGAAGCATGGAACTTTGGAAGAGCGCATCGAGATACAATGCTCAATTTTGCCTATCGCTTTGGTGCTGAAATTGCGGCGCAAGTGGGATGTGATGCTGCGAGCCTTATTGGAGCTATCGATCATCATATGCGCAAAGCTTTAATGGAAAATGTCGTCCCTATTTCTTTTCACGATCCCAACATTTTAGAAGAGAATCCAGAACATGACAAATGATGCTTCGCCCTCGTCCTCTGGTGCTGGGCTCTTTTTCTGCTATGCGAATGAAGGACGCCGTCCTGACCCGCCTTATACTGTTTCCCAGTGGGCTGATAAAAATCGTTATTTGAGCACAGTTACGAGTGCTGAGCCTGGATTATGGAGGACTATACGTACTCCCTATTTACGAGAGATCATGGATAATCTTTCTGTTTATGATCCGACTGAAACAACCATTGTGATGAAAGGGGCACAGGTTGGAATGTCGGAAGCAGCGTTGAACTTTTGTGGTTATGCCATTCATCATAGTCCAGGACCGGCACTGTATGTGATGCCGACAGTTGAGACAGCTAAGAAACTGTCAAAGTCTCGTCTTGATCCTATGATTTCAGCTAGCCCTGCTTTAAGTGAACGCATTGCCCCTGCTCGTGCACGAGACAGTGGAAATACAATGTTTTCAAAGGAATTTTATGGGGGAACATTGATGATTACAGGAGCAAATAGTGCTGCTGGATTGCGTTCTTCTCCTATTCGCTATTTGGTTTTGGATGAAGTCGATGCTTACCCATTGAATGTCGATAATGAAGGCGATCCTGTAACAATTGCTGAAAAACGAACCTCTGCTTTTATTCAACGTAAAATTTTTAAATTGTCCACGCCGACACACCGTGACACAAGCCGTATCGCCAAGGATTTTGTGCTAGGAGACCAGCGATATTACAATGTTCCTTGTGATGCGTGTGGTACGCTACAACCGATTGTTTGGTCACAAATCAAGTGGCCAAAAGGCGCCCCCGAAAAAGCTGTTTTTGTTTGTGCGCATTGTGGTCATGAACATGCCGAACATCGTAAGTCCACCTTAATGGCAGAAGAAAACGGTGCTTGCTGGATCGCAACACAGGAGTCAAGTAAGCCTCGTCTGCGTTCTTACCATATTTCAGCGCTTTATTCGCCATGGCTGACTTGGGGCGATTGTGCGCGCGAATTTTTAAGAGCCAAAGAAGACCCTGCTCTTTTGCAAGTTTTTATTAACACAGTTCTTGGAGAGCCATGGGAGGACAGAACCGGCGAAGTTGTTGACCCTGATAGCCTCTATGCAAAACGTGAAGATTATCCATTGGCACCAGAACAAGCCGTGTTGTTGACAGCGGGTATTGATGTGCAAAATGACCGGTTAGAACTTGAAGTGGTGGGATGGGGACGCAGTGAAGAAAGCTGGCATATTGATTATCACGTCATTCCTGGTGATCCCTCTTCTTTTGAAGTGTGGGACCAGCTGGATGAATATCTTACAAGACGCTGGCCACATCCAGGCTATAAAGATGGCATCAAGATAACGGCTGCTTGTATTGATACCGGTGGTGGACACACACAAGCGGTTTATAATTACGTGCGCCCCCGTGAAGGGCGGCGTATCTGGGGAATTAAGGGGCAAGCGGGATGGCGTGCGGTATGGCCGCGCCGTCCAAGTAGAAACAACAAGGGGCAGATTAATCTCTATATTGTTGGTGTTGATGCAGCAAAAGATATTATCACGGCACGGTTTAAAAAATCCGGTCCTGAAGCATCGGGTGCTGGTGCAACACACTTTCACAAAAACCTTGATCGGGAATATTTTGATCAGCTAACCGCTGAAAGAAAAGTCATCAAATATTTTAAAGGCTTCAAGCGCATTGAATGGCAAAAAAGCGAAAAAGCAAGAAATGAAGCCTTGGACTGTAGGGTTTATGCTTATGCTGCTTTACAAGGTCTGATTTCGGCAGGAATAAACCTTAATCGAGAAGTCGATATCTTAGAAGAGCGTTTGGAAAAACTTAAAATTGAGGGCTCTTTAGAGCAGCCAACACCAAGACATTCCCCCTCTCCTGCTCCAAGAAGATCTCAGATAGCACAGCCTCAAAAGAAGCCATTCAGAACAATGATGAATCCTTATATGCAAGAGGATTGGAGGTAATTTGTGGATGAAACTTTAGAACCAATTAACAGCAAATTTTTGAGACTTGAAAACTTAAAAAGGCGGCGTGAGCAAATTGAAGAGGCTCTTTATTCAGGTGCACAATCGGTACGCCATGGCGATAAGCAAGTCAGCAACCGTTCTGTTGAAGAACTGCGCAGAGCACTTGAGATGATCAATACACAAATAGCGGACCTTGAAGGACGCAAGCGTTCACGCGTTTTCTATTTTAATATATCACGAGGCTATTAATGGCTGGTTTTTTTAATAAACTCACAGGCTTTTTTAAAATTTCTCGTCAACACAATCCCCATTTTGAAGCGGCAAGTAAAAGCCGTCGCATGGGTGGTTTTGACCCCGCCAAAAAACATATTAATAAAGCCATTGAGGAATGCGGTGATACTATTGTTGCCCGTTCAAGATGGCTTTATGACAATGAAGCTCTTTATGGGTCTGCAACAGAGGAATGGGTCTCTGCGGCTGTCAGTGATGGGATTAAACCTTATCCTCGTATTGAAGGTTTTCAAGAAGAAAAGAAAAAGCTTTTAGACTTATGGTGGCAATGGGTTGATGAGGCGGACTATGATGAAGATGCCAATTTTTATGGACTTCAAGCAACGATTGCACGAGAGGTCTTTTTAACCGGAGAATGCTTTGTAAGATTACATTATGTTGACCTCTACGGGCGCTCTGGTGTGCCACTTCAGTTGCAAGTTTATCCCACTGAAATGCTGGATCTCACTTATAATGGACCTGCTGAGATTGAAGGCAATTACATTCGTATGGGGATTGAATTTAATGCCAGTGATAAGCGCGTTGCTTATCATTTTTGGAAACATCACCCCTATGATGATTGTTCTGCAAGCACAGTCTTTGAGAGCCAAGAGCGCGTGCGTGTCCCTGCTGAAATGGTCCTTCACATCAAAGAGCGCCGTATTGCTGGACAATTGCGCGGTTCTCCCAAAATAACACGCTGTATGACAAAAATCTTTCAACTCGAATCCTATGATGATGCAGAACTTGATAGAAAAAGGACAGCAGCTCTTTTTGCGGTGTTTATTACAGGGAAGGAATCTCATGATGCGAAATTAGAGGAAAATCGTGAGCAAACGACGCCCCCAAAGAAGACCGAAGAGGCAGCTGACGTGGATAAAATTTACCCTGGATCAGTCAACATAGTGGATGGCGAAAAACAAATTACATTTTCCAGTCCTGTTGAGGTTGGTGGTTCTTATGAAGCCTTTCAATATCGTAATATTTTAAAAATTTGCTCGGCTCTCAATATGCCTTATGCCGTTGTGACTGGAGACGTTACGCGGGGGAATTTTTCCAATGTGCGTACCTCTATCATTCAGTTTAGACGGCACGTCAAACAATGGCGCGAACATATCATTGCTTTTCAGTTCAATCGCATTGTTTGGGAGCGCTTTGTTGAAATGGCAGTGCTTTCTGGATGCGTCAATTTGCCAGAGTGGGAAGAAAATCCCTTGCCATGGCTCCAATGTGAAAGCTTTGCACCACCCCTGGAAATGATTGATCCAAACAAAGATATCTCGGCGGAAAAAGAAGAAATCCGTGCAGGCTTGAAAACACGACGCATGGCACTTGCCGAGCGCGGCTTTGATATCGACAGCATTCATGCCGAAATGCAAGAAGAACACACAGATGCTCGTGCGCGCGGCTTATCTTTTGACACCGATATGGCGGCACCCGCTGGTAGCAATCAAGTAATTGATACCGCAGATTCAGAACCTTCTGACACTTATGAAAGCAACCAAGGCAGTGAGGCACATGCAAATGGTGAATAATCTCGACATGCCGTTTTTGGCATCACGGCTTTTTGGTGTTCCTCATATGCTTGCATCGACAAAACTTGATATCATTTTGAATGCTCTTGCGCCGCGTCTTTTTGAGGGAGAAAAGTTTCCCATCGGGGCGTTTGGACAAGGGGATACAGAAGCTTTCAGACCCCCTGAAACTTATGTAGTGCAAAACAATGTTGCTATCCTACCGGTTCATGGCACGCTTGTGCGCCGCGGTGCATGGCTTGGAGCTCTCTCAGGGTTAACTTCTTATGAAGGTTTAAGGGCTTCTTTTCGTGAGGCCATTGCACAACCTGATGTTCGCGCTGTCTTACTGGATATTGACAGTGGTGGTGGAGAAGCCGGCGGTGTGTTTGATTTGGTTGAAGAGTTTCAAGCACTCTCAAAAAAATACGACAAACCCATTTGGGCTCATGCCAATGAGTTTGCCTGTTCAGCAGCTTATGCCATTGCTTGTGCGGCTTCTCAAATATGGGTTGCACGCACGGGTGTTGTGGGCTCGATTGGTGTCGTTTGCGCCCATCTTGACCAATCCCGTGCAGATGAAAAACATGGGCATAAATGGACCTTTGTCTTTGAAGGTGATCACAAAGTTCATGGCAATCCTCATGAACCCTTGAGCGATACAGCACAGATAAAAATGCAAGCCGATTGCGCCCTGCTCTACGAGATGTTTGTCGATTTGGTGGCGCAAAACAGACGCTTAAATGCTGATGCAATTCGTGACACGAAGGCAGAAACTTTTATAGGCACCCAAGCTCTCAAACTTGGATTAGCAGATGCGCAGGGGACCCTTGCGCAAGCTTTGGAAGCCTTAACGGATTCCATATCACAAAACCCAACATCAACAACAAAAGAAGGACAAAACACATGGCACGCACACAATACCGCGCTGAAGAAGATGATGATGAAAAAATTGTCGACATCATCAATGACGAGGAAGAGGACGAAAACGATAGTGACATCGACAAAAACGCCGAAGACTTCGACGATGAAGAAGAAAACGAAGATGAGGATGAAGACAACGAAGACAATGAAAACAAGCGCGAAGATATGAAAGCCGTGCTTGAAAAAGAAAGAAAGCGCGCAAAAGCACTGACCAACCTTGAAAAGCAAGCAAAGCAATTAGGCGTTTCTTTTGACGCAGCAAAAGCTATTCAAAACGGTATGAGTCTCGAAAAAGCACGCCAGTGTGTGTTGACGGCTGCTAGCTCTCAAAGCGCGTCTTTAAAACTCTCGCCTTATACCCCTCATAGTGATGGGACGAGCAAGGCAAAGATTCACGCAAAATGGGAAGCAGCTTGGAGGGCAGTGAAATGACGAATATTATTTATGACGACGTACGCAATGGCGCTTATCTTGGACCCTACGACCCCGATATGTCAAACGAAGAAGTGGTGTTTGCATCAGGAGCATTCATTGAAGCGGGAACTGTCATGGGGAAAATTACAGCATCAGAAAAATATATCCCCCTTAATCCAGCAGCATCAGATGGCAGCCAAACACCGGCAGGGATTTCTTTTGCCACTATTGATGCAACAGAAACAGATCAACGCGCTGTGATTACAGCACGCTTATGCACTGTAAAAGCTTCTGAACTGCTATGGCCAGATGCCATCACGGATGAGCAAAAGAAAGCAGCCATTCAGTCTTTAGAAGACAAGAACAACATTCTATTGCGATAGGAGAATGCACACATGGATATGAATTTTTTTAAACATGATGCTTTCTCAAGCATCACAATGATGAAAGCCATCGAAAACTATGAGTTTCAACCTGGTCTTGTGAGCTCTCTTAATCTTTTTGAGGAAGTTGAAACCAGTACCACAGTGGTTGGGATTGAACGGCGTGATAATACATTTTCGCTTATTCAAACCAGTGAACGTGGCGCACCTTTGGCAGAAGGTGATAGAGAGGGTCGTAATCTTCGGTTTTTCAAAACAACACGGATTGCCAAAAGTGATACCATAAAATCAGAAGAAATCCAAAACCGGCGTGAATTTGGCGCAGAAGATCAGTTAGAGACAGCAATGAAATATATTACCAGAAAACAAAAGAAACTGATTTCTGAAATCGAATTGACATGGGAGAATATGCAACTCGGCGCTGTTCAAGGTGTTGTCCTTGATGCTGATGGCTCGGTAATTGTCGATTGGTACAAAGAATGGGAAATTACACCACCAAAGCCCATTGACTTTAAACTGAATAATGAAACCACCAATGTTGCTGACAATGTTGACCAAGTCATTATGAGGATGATTGAGGCTTCAAAAGGAGCATTTTCTGATCGTTCACGGATTATTGGGCTTTGTGGAAATGAATTCTTTTCCAAGTTGAAAAACCATAAAACAATTCGTGAGACCTATTTAAACACAGCCTTAGCACAGACACTCAATAGCGCAGGAGGTGTTGCAACACCAAGTGCTCGTGGCTCGGGAAGCTTTGGTAGTTTTGACTTTGCTGGTATCACTTTCATTAATTACCGAAGTATTCACAACTATAATGTGAGTGCGAAGGCTGGAACAAAGCGCGCCATAGGAATTAAACCTAATGAATGTCAATTCTTTCCTGTTGATGCACCTGGTGTATTCCAAAAAACCTTTGCTCCTGGTGAAAGCTTGGATTTTGCCAACACGGTTGGAAAACCTCTCTACACGATGCTAATCGTCGACCACGACCGTAATGCATGGGTAAAACCGGAGGTCTACAGCTATCCGCTCTACATCTGCACACGCCCTGAAATGCTGTTTAAAGCAGTGATTGGAGCGAAATAACATGCGATGGCACGGGCTGCTAAACCAAATGGTTAAAGATGTGCGCAATACTTTTGGGCAGCCCATCATCTACACGCGAAAGGACAACGAGCAATCTTTTCGTATCACAGCGATTTACACCATTAAGCATTCGGAATCGGATGCCGGTGGTAGAATCCCTACTACAATTGCAAGAAAGGAACTTGATCTTTGTATCAATGACATTGGAGGATTACCACCAAAACCGGAAGATAGTGTTGTAATCATTTCCCCTGAAGACAGCAAAGCTCCCTCTTCTCAAGAGCACTTCACTATCACAGATGTCCAAGCCTCTGAATCTGGTATGTATAAGCTTATCTTGCGGGAAATAAAGTAAAGATACGCTTATTTATTTTAAAAATATGAAGTCACCTATTGACAATGTGGCAACAATGTGTCTATTGTCGAATTAGGTGCCTAAGAAACACCTTAAAACAACTAGCGGATTGGTTGCCGAAATAACTGTTTTTCCGCAATTTAAAAGCTTTGACTCATTATATGCTACATGCGTATAATAGATCTGTCGGGTGTGGTTATGCTATAAAATACCTTCACAGGGAAAGCATAACGACGGGCTAGTTGCCGTGTTTCTTAGCGCCCGGCACTCTTCTGGAGTGTCATTAAGAAACCTCTAACAACTAGGAGTTCTCATGAACACTCTTATAGAAATTAAAGAAAGCACTGCTAATAGTGCTACCACTCAGACTATGTCTAGTCGTGAAATTGCCGAATTATGTGGTAAAAGACATGACCATGTCATGCGTGATATTAAAAAAATACTTGAAGAATTATACACTGAAGGAGGTCTCCCCAAATTTGGGGGCACCTATTTAGACAAACAGGGCAAGCCTCAAAACTGCTATAATCTCCCCAAGCGTGAATGTTTAATTCTTGTTTCAGGTTACAGCACTGCCTTACGAGCTAAAATCATTGACCGTTGGCAAGAATTGGAAAGGCAGGCTACAACACCACGAGTAGATCTTGCCAATGCTTTGAAAAATCCTCTTACGATTAAGCAACTCCTTTTAGAGAGTATCAATCAATTAGAAGATTTGAGAAATGAGGTGAGTACGCTCAAACCAAAAGCAGAAGCTTTGGAAGGTTTAAAGCGTTCTGATGGTTTGTTCGGTCTTATTGAAGCTGCAAAGATGTTGGAAGTACGGCCAAAGGATTTAACTAATTACCTACGTAAGAATGATTGGGTGTATCGACGTGCTCCAAGTGGTCCTTTGTTGCCTTATCAAGATAAGATAAAGAAAGGCTTTATGGATTGCCCTGCTATCACCATTCAAAGACCTGATGGTACAGAAAAGGTCTTACCTTCAACGAAAATTACACCAAAAGGATTGGCTTGTTTGAGAGAACAAATCCATGGAGGTGTGCAATGAAGGTAGATACTAACTTCTTATGCGATTTATGGATGGCGTTATCACAGTTTTCTAGACATGAAAATATGAGCGACAAAGAGTGTACTGCTTTGGTTGATACGATGAGCGTAGTGGAAAAAGCTTTGATTTTAAAACTTCAAAATGAGGTGCCCAATATACTTAAAATCTTAACAGTTCTAACAGATTTTGGAGATTCAGAACTACCGCATAGCATGGATTCTTTGTTGCGAGCTTACGAACCAGATTTAAAACCCCTCATTAAAAAGGTTGCTTAACTTAAAAAAACACAACTCCCCTCCCTGTTCTCAAAAATGGGGAGGTGGTCAAGAGACTTCTTTAGGTAAGAACTCAAAATGAACGGATTTAAAACCAGTTAAGTCATAATCTGTAAGATCTGCAGTATCAACAAAGTTTTCTGCTTCTTCATCCGTCTTAAAAACGGGCATTTGTTTTAATTTAGAGGTTTTCATAAAAATTAAATTTCTTTTACTGCGTATAAATCTTTCAAAGCTTCAAAGTTTAGAAGAAATGTATCTGTTTAAACTCACACCATTTTCAGCAGCTTGTATTGCAAGTTTTCTATGGAGTTCTGGTGGTATTCTTAATTGAAACTTACCACTGTATTTACCATGTGACAAAGGCACAGGAACTTCTTCTCCATTATGTTGCATATCCTCAACAACTTCTGAAACAAGGTCCATAATACCTTTTAAAGCTTTCTCTGCTTGAGCATCTAACCATGAAAGGGATGGGAATTCTGCACACAATCCAACATATTCCTCATCTTCTTGCGACCACAAAACACGATATGTATAATGATTATTGTTCATGTTTCATCCTTTCTATCGCTTGTAAGACTTGTTTGACCTGATAAGCTTTTGCTTTGTTACCAGAATCTTTTTGAATATTCACACGAGGATCACCAAGCCACGGTGTTTTAAAAACAAAATGACTTGAACCATTGTTCCGTGGTTCTCCAAAGAAATAGACACATACAGCCAACAAATCTGAAAACTTAATGTTCTTTGGTGATGCTTTCATCAAGCTGATTATTTTTTCAACTTTATTGCTCATAACCAATAGTAGTATCATTATTAATCCTAGTCAATCATTTTATACACTTAATTGGACAGGAACACTCATGCATCCGAGAGAGACGATAAGGGAAAGCTTTGTTGCTTTGATTAAAGCAACAAAGACGGCAGCTGGTAACAATGTTTTCAATATGCGTGATTTCAACTTCTCCCCTGAGAACACGCCTGCAATTAATATCTCAACACAAAGTGAAACGATTGAAGATAGCTATGATTATGGAGTAAGACGGCGTGTTTTAACGCTAGATGTTGAATGTTATGCGACATGTGAAGATGGAGCACGTTTTGTTGATCAATTAGCATGGGAAGTTGAGGAGGTTTTCTACGCTAATCCCAATCTCAACAACACAGTTGAGACATGCCGCCTGCAAAATATTGCTTTTGCCTTTGGTGATAATGGCGCCCTAGCGCTCCATGGTGCGATTTTAACCTTTGAAGTCACTTATGTGACGAATATCCCCAACATGTATGAAGAAGAAGGCAGTGTAACAGCAAGACTCGTTGAACCTTTCTTAAGTTTTGAACCAGAAACAGGCGTGAGAAATAAAGATAAATACCATAAAATTGAAGGTGGACATGTTAGAGCGGCGCGATAAAGAAATCACAGATCTAAAGAGACGTGTGGCCAATATGGTTGTGGTGGGAAAAATTAGCCATGTCGACCATAAAAACGCACGCTATCGGGTAAAAAGTGGCAATCTTGTCAGTGACTGGATTCCAGATACACAAGCCCGCGCCGGTAAAACACGCTCTTATGAAGGGCGTGATATTGGAGAGCAAGTTGTTGTTGTTTCATCATCAGGGGATTTATCACAAGGGGTGATTGTTGGTTCACTTCATACCGATGCTAATCAAGCAGCCGATAAGGGCAGCATTCACCGAACTATATACCCTGATGGAACTCGCCTTGAATATGATGATGAACAAAACACTTATGGAATTCACATCAAATCCGGCGGAAAATTTATCCTGACAATCGCTGATGGTGTGTCACTAAAAGGTGATGGTGGCAAGCTAGAGCTTACCGCACCAGATGGCATAAAGATTGTTTCAGAAAGCGATATAAATTTAAACGCAAAAGGCAGCATCTCTTTGAAAGCCGGTGGTGGCGTTTCACTGAATTCGAATGATAGTCTCTCTCTTCATTCTGGGAATAATGTTTCCATTCACTCCAGTGGACTAAAGCATAACGGCACCAATATTGGAAACAGCCATGTTCATGGTGGTGTTACTTCTGGTGGCTCTATGACAGGAGGTCCCAATTGAACAGTGGAATGGACCGTACAACAGGAAAGCCATTAACCGGCATTGATCATTTACGCCAATCAATCCTTGATATTTTGTCAACGCGCATTGGTTCGCGTGTAATGCGTCGTGATTATGGTTCACGTGTTGCAGAACTCATTGATGCTCCAGTGAATAATGCTTTTGCTGTTGCTCTTTATGCCGCTGTTGCTGAGGCTTTAGACAAGTGGGAACCGCGTTTTAAATTGAAAAAAATTGATTTTAAAATGGTTGATGCTGGACAAGTTTCTTTGTCCTTTGAAGGTATTTATTTGCCATCCGGCAAGCCCATTACCATGGAAGGATTATTGATAAAATGAATGTAGTACTTGCAAAACCCGAAATCATCACAGAACTTTCTTTTGAGGAAATACGCGCTGCTGCTCTTGCCCATTTAAAAGAGCTTTTGCCTGAATATACCATTCTTGAAAGTGATCCGGCTGTAAAAGTCATTGAGGCTTTTAGCTATCGAGAACTGCTGTTAAGACAGCGTATTAACGAAGCGGCACGCAACAACATTCTTGATTTTGCAACCGGTGAATCTCTTGATGCTTTGGGAAACTGGCATGGTCTTGCCCGCATGGAGGGTGAAAGTGACGAGAGATATCGTGAACGCATAGAGCTTCATGCCCGTGGTGGCAAAGGTAGCGGGACAGAGCCCTATTACAAGCTTATAGCCTTAACAGCAGATAGTCGTGTTAAGGATGCGATTATTTACCGTAAAGGCAAAGACCCAACCATCTATGTTGCTCTTTTTGGCAATAATGAAGAAGGAACAGCATCCGAAGATCTCTTACAAACAGTCTCACAAGCTCTTAACAAAAAAAATATCATCATGACAAATGATACAATCATTGTTCACGCTGCTGTAAAAAAAGTAATAGATTTAGAAGCAGATGTTTGGCTGTTACCGGAAACATCTTTGAAAATTCTCACGACAATGGAAGCAAATTTAAGAGCAGCATGGAGACAAGAACAAGCCATTGGCCGTGAATTAAGCTTATCGTGGTGGATTTCGAAACTGATGATCCCTGGTGTCCAAAAAGTGATCGCCATTACACCAACAAGGGACAGTACGGTTTGTGATGAAGAAGTTTTATCGATTGGAAAAATCACCTTAAACTTCAAAGGGCGTGCGCGCTAATGGTTGGTTCCCTACTCCCAACAAACGCAACGGAATTTGAAAAACGCCTTGCCGATGCTTGCGATTTTCATCAAGATATTGATGATTCTGTTTTGGGGATTTCACGTTCTAAACTGATCACACGCCCTCCCCGTTTCTTACCGTGGCTCATTGAAGAATATGGGCTTGGAGAGCTTACGCCTTATGTTCCAAACCTTTATGATTTGATTGATCAGGGTCTTGCATGGCAAAATATTCGCGGTTCTCTTGCGGCAATAGAGATGGGTCTTGAATGGCTCCGGATTAC